GAGAATTTAGAAAATTATGTTGAGATATCTAATTGGATAAGATCAGTTGGTTATGCAGAAACTCTACAGGATGCTTTTGATTTTCAAAATGCAAATCCCGACTTAGAGCAACCTGATAAGTCTCAATTAAATTTTTATTCTGATGGCACTCTTCAAATTTTAACCAGTTCAGAGAATCCTAATTTTAAAGTTGTATTCCAAAACTTATTTCCTACAACATTATCAACTTTAAATTTTGATGCAACGGCTGAGGATATAAATTACTTTACAGCAGACGTATCTTTCAAGTATACTATATTTAATATCACTGATTTATCTGGCAATAAACTATGAGCGTAACTCTTGATTCTATTCAAGAGATGTGGGAAAAAGATGCAGAAATAGATAGAGATAATCTACACGAAGAATCATTGAAAATCCCCTCTCTTCATGCAAAGTATTTTGAATTATATAATACAATCTTCCTATTAAGAAAGAAAGCAGAACAACAAAGAAAGAATATCCGTCATGAACGGTATGAATATTTTAGTGGGAAATCCGACCCTGAAGTATATCAAGATAATCCTTTTCCTAAAAAGATAAGAGATAAAGATACGATGACTAAATATCTTGATGCAGATGAAAAGCTATCTAACAGTTCCCTAAAAATAGATTATTATGATACCATGTTAGTATACTTAGAAAGTATTCTTAAGGTGATACAAAACAGAACGTTTCAAATTAAGAATGCAATAGAGTTTATGAGATTTAATTCGGGATTAGGATAATGCAAGAACATTTTATACTGACAAATTTTCTTCCTGATGAGAAAAGAAAAAAATTAATAGAAGATTGTAAACCTTTTCTTCAGAATCTGAGTAATAAAGGAGAGAAAGAGTTTCCAGCATATCAGTCGGATTGTGATTTGCGTTTATATCCACAATTTCATGAAATGCATTTTAGGGCTGACACCCTTGCTAAAGAGTATCTTCAAAAAGAATTAATACCTGAATTATCTTGGTTTATTATGACTCAAGGGAAGGAGGATCAATATATGATGCATAATCATCCTGTAGATTATGTGGGAGTATATTATATGAATTCTCATCCATCTTTTATTAATGGAACTGAATTTGAAGAATATGGATTAGTAGAAGTTCCTGAAAATAGTATGGTAATATTTCCTGGTCATTTAATGCATACTCCTCCTCGGTTTGAAAAAGATTGTAGTGAATATTTTGAGAGGTATACAATGTCACTTAATTGGATTGTTAAAACTACTTGACAATACTTAATAAATACCCATAGATGCATGGGTTAAGTGATAGACACAACAGCCAATGTGATAATATCCAAGGCTAACGAAGTATTTTTAAAAATTAATTCTGAACCTCATATTGAGTATGAGTTAAGAGATCACTTTACTTTTGAGGTAGAGGGTGCGAAGTTTATGCCCCAATACCGAAAGAGAAATTGGAATGGAGAGATACACCTATTTGATATGAGATCAAAACAGATCTATGTGGGTTTGTTAGATAAAATTATTTCTTTTTGCGAAAGACATGATTATACTTATAAATTTGAAGACAACCAATACTATGGTACACCATTTGAAGTCAATGAGGGAATATCATATGGTGGTGTAAAAGATTACATGAGATCTATTTGCAGTCATCAACCAAGGAAATACCAAGTTGAGGGAGTATACGATGCCTTAAGACATAATAGAAAGCTATTGATATCACCCACTGCTTCAGGCAAATCTTTGATGATTTATTCTCTTGTAAGATATTACGTAGAGAAAGAGCAAAAAATCCTTTTAGTCGTTCCCACGACATCTCTCGTAGAACAGATGTATAAGGACTTTTTGGATTACGGTTGGGATGCTGATTCATTTTGTCACAAGATATATGCAGGTAAAGAAAAAACAAATGAGTTTCCAGTAACGATTACCACGTGGCAATCAGTCTATAAACTAGAACGATCATTCTTTGAGGATTATAATGTAGTTATAGGTGATGAAGCACACCTATTCAAGTCGAAGTCACTTATATCTATAATGACAAAATTACATCATGCTAAGTATAGATTTGGATTCACTGGAACTCTCGATGGAACTCAAACACATAAGTGGGTATTAGAAGGATTATTTGGGCCTGCATATAAAGTAACTAGAACTGATGAGTTGATGAGAGAGGGGCATCTTTCCCAATTAGATATTCAATGTATTGTTCTTAAACATCCAGAAAAAAAATTTGAAACCTATCAAGATGAAATTGAATATTTAATTACCCACCAGCAAAGAAATAATTTCATAAAAAATCTTGCAATAGATTTAAAAGGAAATAGTCTTGTTTTATATTCACGAGTAGAAGCTCATGGTCAAGTCATTTACGATTTAATAAATAGAGATAAGGAAGATGATCGTAAATTATTTTTTATTCATGGCGGTGTAGACGCTAGTGAAAGAGAATTAGTTAGAGAGATTACTGAAACTCAAAAAAATGCTATAATAGTTGCATCTTATGGTACATTTTCAACTGGTATCAATATTAAAAATCTCCATAATGTTATCTTTGCTTCTCCAAGTAAATCACGTATCCGTAATTTGCAATCAATTGGACGAGTTCTTAGAAAGGGAAAAGGAAAAGTAAAGGCTACTTTATATGATATTTCCGATGACTGTACTTATAAATCTAAAAGAAATTATACTCTCAACCATCTTATCGAAAGAATTAAAATTTATAACGAAGAAAATTTTAACTATGAGATAATAACTATCCAACTAAAAAAATGATAGAAGACGACTTTTTTGCTACCATTAAATTTAAATCTGGAGAAGAAATCTTTTGTAAGGTTGCTTCCTGTGAAGAAGAGAATAAAATTGTTTTATTGGTTTCTAATCCTGTTGTAATAGCAGAAATTAAAAGTCGAACAGGAATAGTTGGATATAAGGTAGAACCGTGGTTAAAAACAACTAAAGATGATATGTTTCTAATTGATTTAAATGATGTTCTTACAATGTCTGAATCAACAGATTTAGAAATGATCTCTATGCATAAACAATATGTAAATCATAATGATATAAATGGTGATGGTAGTAGTAAATATAAACTTAATAGAAAATTGGGATATTTATCAACTATTAATGATGCTAAAGAAATATTAGAAAAAATATATAAAAGTAACCCTAAGAGCTAATATCCCTTGAACCTCCACAAAGGTTATTATACTTGGTTTTAAAAACTTGTCAAGTCTTGATTTAAATGTTATACTATCTACATAGTAGTGATAAAGACTCATGCCAATACAACCAGGTAAAACTATGGCTAAAAGAAAAAGGTCGGAGCATTACGTCAATAATAAAGAGTTTCTTGCTGCTCTGATTAGATATCAAGAAGATATAGAAATAGCAAGACTACAAGATAAAACTAAACCAGTTATA